GGACCTCTCACCATAAGAATCCCCTGGGCCGACTGGAACGATGAACCGTGCTGCACAGCACGATTCGCACAGCACATCGGTCGTGGTCGTAGAATAGAGTGTGTTTGACTCTACGGCCACACCGTAAACAGGGGATTTACGGTTATGAGTCGCACAGATCTTTTGCCGGGTGCAGGCCCGGTCCTTTCACTGCGCAAAGCCCTTTACCGGGCAGGCCATGATTATCGGGGCGGTGTAACTGCTCTGGCATTGGACATGGTCATCGATTACGACACCCTCCAGAAGAAACTAAAGCACGACGAAGAGCGCCGGTGGCTTGATCCTGATGAGCTGGAAGAGGTGATACGCCTGACGGCAATTCCCTTATTGCTGGATGCCCTGATGCGACCCGCTGGTATGGTCTGGTACAAGCCGGAAGCGGCGGCGCCGACCAAGGAAGCTTTGCTGGCCGTTAGCAAGGTGCTGCACCAGACCGGCCTGTTTGTTTCCAGCATGCACGAAGGTGCCGCTGACAACGTTTGGGAGCCGCGCGAAGTTGAATACCTGGAGAAACACGGCGCGGACGTTATCCGCGCGGTGTTGGGCATCATGGCCGGGGCCAGGGAAGCGATGGAGGCTCGCCAAGATGACTGACGTTATCGATATTGCCAACGACCAGGCCGAGTACTTCCTGCAAGTGGCGTTGGACCGCCGTCAGCGCCCAACGAGCGCCGTCAGCGCGCAAATCTGTGAGGATTGCGACGAACCTATCCCGTTACTTCGCCAGCAGACGATCCAAGGTTGTGCGACCTGCGTCAGTTGCCAGGGGTTGCGGGAGCGGCGCAGATGACTGATCACGACAACCGATTGCCAAATTCTGATTGGGCTCAGTTTTACATCGACACATTTGGTTTGGCGCTTGTCCCGATAGAACCCGGTGAGAAGGGTCCGAAGGGGAAGGGGTGGAACAAGCCGGGTGGCTACTTCACGGATTCGGCGAAAGCTGCTCAGTTCTGGGAAAAGAAACCCCGACATAATCTCGGCGTCGTTTTGGGGCCGAGCCGCATCTGCTCTCTGGATGTCGATGATGTTCAGTGGGCTCGACACGTGCTGTATGACCTGCTGGAAATTGACCTTGATGCAATGGCTCTGGTGTTCCCGACAGTAGTTGGCAACCCGGCGCGCTTCCGCATTATGTTCCGCGTTCCTGATGGTGTTGAGCTGAGCCGGGTTGCACTTGCGTGGCCCAATGAAAAGGACCCTGATGGTTCGATCCACAAGGCTCTGACCGCAAAGGCCAAAGCTGCAAAGGACGCTGGTGATGCAGTAGGTGAGGCCGAGGCACGTGCCGAGGCCGACGAGTATCAGCGCATCACCGTGTTCGAGTTGCGTGGTGGGCTGGTGCAAGACGTGTTGCCACCATCTATTCACCCTGGCACTGGTAAGCCCTACACCTGGCGCACACCACCAAGCTCTGTCGATGGCTTGCCGGTGCTTGCGCCTGAGCTGCTGAAGATCTGGAACAATTGGGACATCTTCAAGCGCGATGCCGAGGCCGCGTGCCCGTGGGCACCCAAGCCGAAGACGCCTCCGGCGAAAGTTATTAAACGTCCACCGCCTGCCGCAGGTAAACCGTCGGTTATCGATGAGTTTAATCGCAGCCACGACGTTGAAGAGCTGTTGCGGGCGCACGACTATATTAAGCGCGGCAGTAAGTGGCTGTATCCGCACAGTAGCACCGGGATGCCGGGTGTAACGGTCAGCGACGACGGTAAGGTTTATTCGCACCATGGCGCTGATCCGCTCGCGAACGGGCATCAGAACGATGCGTTCGAGGTGTTCTGTTTGTTGCAGCATGGTGGCGATCAGTCGCGAGCGGTAAAGGACGCGGCGCGATTGTTGGGTATGCAGCATTCAGCGAAGCCTGATCCGCGTGATCTTCCCCCGCCCCCATCCGGTGATTCGAGCGGGCCGCTCCTGGATGCCGCCGGCGCGCCCAGCGAGGCGGCTCCTGCGCCTGACGGGGGGGCGGGGGAGGTGATGACACTTGACCTCTTGCTTCGTCGTTTCGCCTTGGTCGAGGGGACCACGCATGTGTGGGACTGCGACCAGTCGCGGGTAATGAAAAAGTCAGCGTTCGAAGCACGGGTCGGCAAGCCGTTGGCCAAAGCCTGGTTGGATGAGACGGGCAAGCGGTTGATCTCTGATGAACATGTCCGTGACATCGAGCAGACGCGACGCATGTCGGGCAAAAAAGGTGGAGCTTTGGGCATGCCACCTACCGATCGCTATGTGTACATCGACGGCACCAAGGACGTGTGGGACCGGGAAAAGAAACGGCGTGTTGCGGAAGGCGCGGTAAAGATGGCTTTGGGTGACGCTTACGCGCTGTGGCTGAACAGTAGCGAGCGCCGCACGGTGGACGTAGATCACATCGTGTTTGACCCTACTATGACCAAGGATCCAGCGGTGTACATCAATACTTTTGATGGACTGCCGCTGGAGCCGGTCAGGGACGATGCTGCCTGTGCCAACTTACGGTGGCTGATTTCGTTCCTATGTAACCACGATGAAAATGCGGCGCTCTGGTTGACTCGCTGGCTGGCATATCCGCTGCAACACCTGGGTGCCAAGATGGATACCGCAGTGCTGATGCATTCCAGTATGGAGGGTTCAGGTAAGAGTCTTTTTTTCGCCGATACCTTGGGCAGGCTTTACGGCCAGTACGCTGCAACAGTTGGGCAGACGCAGCTGGAAAGCAATTTCAACGCCTGGCAAAGCCGTAAGTTGTGGGCAGTTTTCGAAGAGGTCGTGAGTCGAGATCAGCGCTACAACCAGGTGGGCAAGATCAAGCATCTGGTCACGGGCAAAACGGTGCGGATGGAGTCCAAGTTCATCAATGGCTGGGAGGAATCCAACCATATGAACGCGGTTTTCTTGAGCAACGAGATCATGCCGTGGCCAATCAGCGACAGCGACCGCCGGATGCTGGTGGTTTGGCCCTTGGAGACTTTGCCGGTGGAGCGCCAGAAAGCCATCGGCCAGGAGTTGGAGCAGGGTGGCGTCGCTGCCCTTTACGGCTGGCTATTGTCGGTTGATTTGGGCGACTTCAATCAGCGAACGCGCCCGCCATCCACTGACGCACGTGAGCGGCTGGTAGCCCTGAGTCGGGCCGGCTGGCAGACATTCCTACACCTGTGGAAATACAGCGAATTGGGTCAGGGGCTCTGGGGGCCGTGCCTTTCCACTGACCTTTACTCGCTGTTCCTGGAGTGGTGCCAGCGCAACAAGGAACACGTGATGAGTCAGACGAAATTCTCGCTGTTCATCAATTCCGAAGTGGAAAAGACGCGTTCGATACCCTGGACCGATGGCAGTAATCGCAAGTTTGGTGCGTTCTTCTTTCCGGTTGATCAGGATGCTTCCCCGCCCCCATCCCTGAAGTCGGCCGAGCTTGGCGCGATGGTCGTCGCCTGGCGGGCAAAGGCGAAGCTGGCAGGCTGGAATGTGGATAGCTGGGACCACATCAAGGCGGCTGCAGCATGACTACGCCTAAAAGTGTGTTGGGTGTGTCGGGTGTGTGTCGGGTTGGTTTTGGCTACCCAACACAGTTTCAGTCCTTTATTTGCGCGGGTTTCCGGCTGTTGTGCTGGGTGTGTTGGGTTTGGCGTCGCGTGCGCGCATGCGTGACGTTAATTTCATCGAAAACGATGTTCGTAAATTTTTCTTATGCGAGGACAGAAAAACCCAACAAACCCAACACACTCAACTCAAAGTTAATAAGAGTATTGATTTTAAAAGGATTTATTTGTGTTGGGTTTGTGCTGGGTAGTGGTTTTTCTGTGTTGGGTTCGGTTTTTCGGGGGAAAGGGCGATGATCGAGGAAATTGAAGTATTGATGCTGCATTGGGGCGCCCAGCACTGCCAGGTTGGCGACGGTGGTGGTTTGGGAAGTCCGATGGCGACAATCATGCAATACGGTGGATGCGCTCCACGTGGCACGCCTGGATCGCGCGATCTCATGATGTCGGCCGGTGGTGGTATGGATCACGCCAGTACTGAGGTCGCCGCTGCAGTTGCGCAGCTTGAGCGTCAGTCGGAAAAAGGCGCTCAGTTGGCTGTCCTGGCTCGCAATCGTTATCTGGCACAGCCGCCGATGACAGTGCGTGAACAGATGCGTTTGTTACAGCTCGCCGAGGATGCAGATCGGACTTACAGGAATTGGGTTCATCGTCTGCATCAGCAGGTGCAACTCATCCTCACTGTTCGCAGTGCCACGACCCGGGGACTTGATCGGCGCAGTGGTGCGCTTGATACCAACCTAACCCGCGCATCAACAAGCAAGCGTGTGCGGGCATACTAGTTACCGTTCGTCGCGGTACTTTGTCGTATTGTGGTCGTATTGTGGTCGTATTCATGTCGTTTACTGACGTACCGAAAATGACCTCTTTTCGGTTTTTCCGGAGGGGGGTAAAAAGTGGCCACGATATGAAATTTGCGCCTCGGCGCTCCCTGAGCACGTGCTGTGCGCTCCGTCCTGACTCTGGTCATGACACTGAAACCCTGCCCCCCGGCGGGGTTTTCTTTTTCGCGGATTCCTTGGGTTTGATCTGGCAGCCACGAATTCAACCTCGGAGGCAGCCAGATCCGACCCGAATCTTTACAGATCACCAACCTCTTTGCTCAATTGCTTAATCACGACGCCAAGCATTTCAGGAAAGGTTTCATCGTAGAACCTTGCCTCTGTCTTAAACGGATGCATTGCGGGCTTGTTGATTCCGAACTTCTCGCCAGTACTGGTTAGTTTCTTGAATGACTTCATCGCGCCACTACCTGTAGTGCTCGCATATTCGAAGTTTTCCGCATGCCCAGCTTTTAGCAGGGCATTCATGATGGTACTGGCGTCAAATGAAACACCGTGTTCGGCGATAAGTGCTTTCAGAGGTTTTGCTTGCATAGCGTATTCCTTTAGAGATACCGATCTGGTTACCCGACGGAGGTTTGCAATGGAGGTTCAGGTAAGAGATGTACACGGCGAATTGCATATGGCCTCCAAGCCGTTCTCGATGATTGCAGTTCGACACTATCACTGCAGAACCTTCTTGCCCATTGCTCCTGTAAGAGCCACCCAATGGATATGAACGAATGACAAATGAACAGCAAGCCTTGGCAGAGATGCCGATTTGGTTAGTGATCGTCCTGGCGTTGGTCGGCGGCGTTTCGGGTGAAATGTGGCGAGCGGATAAAGACGGCGCGCGCGGTTGGGTGTTGTTGCGCCGATTGGCGTTGCGATCCGGTGCCTGTATTGCCTGCGGCGTGACAGCGATGATGTTGATGATCGCCGCCGGTATGTCGATCTGGACGGCAGGCGCTTTGGGTTGCCTGACCGCGATGGCCGGTGCCGATGTCGCCATCGGCCTTTACGAACGCTGGGTCGCCAAGCGGTTGGGCGTTTCCGAGTCGGCATCGACCGACCACACCTAGGCGGCACCCCGGCCGGGGGCCGATTTTTCTGGGTCCTCCCCGAGGGCCGCCCCCTACACGGGTTATCGAACTCGCGAATTCTCTCTAGCTGAAACCTGCGCAGGGATGTCAGTCTTTCCAAATGGAAGACGGCGCTCAGCACTGATAACGATCACGTATGTGTTGGTTGTAGTAGGAGCCTTTGGACACAGCGGCAATTAAGCCATTGTGTATGTCCGGGGGGACACCGCAGAAATCGAAAGAGTGGCCCTGTTCAAAACGGATCCTCATTCGTCTCGTTGCTGGATCGTAACCAACTGCGGTCATCGCACTGGAACGCACGGCAATCATTTCCATGACATCTCTCCATCTGACAGATCGTC